TCTTTAAAGTTCAAGGTGCCATTGAGTATCTTGCACAGATTGGTGTAACTCTTCCAGAACCAGAAGTCACCGAAGAGACCCAAGAAGCACCTGCTGAAGAAACTGCAGCAGAGTGATTTGACAAAACCGACCTTCTATCTTAGAATATGAGGGTCCTTGTCTCAGTAGCTCAGTTGGATAGAGCATCTGCCTTTAACAAAGGAGCTTTATAAGGGAAACTTTATAAATGTAACTTCTCAAATTCGGGGAACTCTAAAGTCTTAAGACTATGATAATCCCGAGCCAAGCATCGTAAGATGAAGGTGTAGAGACTTGACGGGAAGTGCCTAAGTCCTTTTAGGATATGGTAAAGAGAAAGTCCAGACCACAAACAGAAATGGCGGGGAAATCCGTAGTGGTAAGCTAAGCAGTTGGTCGGGGGTTCGAGTCCCTCCTGAGACGTTTTTTGAACCTTAAGGTTTATAAATAAAAATAACTTTAAGGTTCCATTATGAATAAGTGCTTGTTTTGTAAAGTAGAAACAAAAAATCCAAAATTTTGTGGAAGAAGTTGTGCTGCTTCTTATAATAATAAAAAAGTTCCTAAAAGAAAACCAGAGCATAAATGTATTGATTGTGGAAAAGCAATAACAGCAAATCGTGCTCGTTGTAAAGAACACTATTTGATATGGTTAAAAGATAGAGAAGTAAAAGATATGACCCTTAAAGAAGCAATATATGAAAAACATCACAAGTCCTCAGCATTTGCTTTGGTAAGAACACGAGCAAGAGCATTTGGAAAAAAACTTGGATTTACCGAATGTGTTAAATGTGGATATAATAAACATATAGAAATTGCTCACATAAAACCAATATCTTCTTTTAGTGAAGAAGTTATGATTAGTGTTATAAACTCAAAGGAAAACATAATGCCATTATGTCCAAATTGCCACTGGGAATATGACCATAACCTTTGGACTTGACAATATCCAAGAACTGGTGTAATATATAAAAGTGATAGAGGGTAAGTCACTGTTATATCCTTATGAGATATATCACACTTACTCCATCAAATGCGAAATTGGTGTAGTGGTAACATCCCATCCTTCCAAGTTGGTGTCACGGGTTCGAATCCCGTATTTCGCTCTGAACCTTTTGGTTCCTTACATTCAGTAGTTGGTTCGAGTCCAACCTAACGGGCAAGGGGAATTAGCTCAGTTGGTAGAGTATCTGCTTTGCAAGCAGGCTGTCAGCGGTTCGAGTCCGCTATTCTCCATTATAAATAATAAGAAAGCATGTTATATTATGGATCCTGTAAAAATAAGATGCAAGTCATGTTCTAAAGAACTTTTAGGGGTTGTCGGAAAAACTGTTACTTGTGGTTGTCCAAATATGGCAACCATTAGAGATTATGAAAATATTTCTGCAGTTGACTTATCTCAGGTAGTTATGTTAAACACTTACAAGTCAAAGCAATCAAATAATGTTTTAAGTCCTGAAGATATTGCCTGGCAAGAGGCAAGAAGACAACGCAATGTTCGTAAGTTGGACTTTGAAGTCCGCTAAAACTTCGAATCCCTGATCTTCCTTTTTATTTAATATTTAATATTTAATATTTTCTTAAACAGTGTTACGGTATCGATATAAACCATGCAAGTTTTTTACTAGTCACTAGAATAATATCATAACTAGTAAATAAGCTAAAAACACATGGACGATCATACTTATCAAAACTGGGTAAAGGTCAAAGCTGTTTTTGAAGAGTCTGGGAATACAGACAACATGTTTTACAAAAGAGCTTGTGCTATAGTAAAGACTAAAAAAGATCCAGCAGCAAAGTATCTGGGGGACGAGAAATGATGAGTCCTTTTGATGATGATTATGTAAGTCGCAGTGAAGTCCAGGAGATGATCGATGCTGCAATACGTCGTCATAATCGGAATGCTTCGATTATTAGTATGTGTGTTGGTTGGGTTGTTCTTGCACTTTTTGCTGAGGGTTTACTTCGACTTATTGGAGTAATACCACCCGTATTCTCATGGATGAACATCACATTATGACTGAAGAAGACTACGAAAAGTTGCAGGAAAAAGTTAAAGAGATGCGAATGCTATTGTTATTCGAAGAACCATGCCCACTTTACGAGGGGGATGATGACGTATACTGAATGGATGGAGTTTATTGCATTTACATCTCATGTGCTATACCTGTGGGTATCATTTATGTGCGGACTTCTACTTGGGTATATAGTAGGATTTAGAAATGGGAGTATGTAATGGAAACTTTAATTTTACTTTCATGTTTTATACCTTAAAATCCATGATACATGAAGTAGCACATTTTTCTCGATGGGTACTAAATAATCCATGGACTATGGGATTTCTTTCAGCGTCTCTCGTCTTTGTCCCTATCCTTGGTATGTGGGCAGTTCACAAATATGGATGGGAACATTGGGAACCATTTGACAAACGGCATAAAAAGTAGTATGATTACTACATCAGGAACTTGAGACGTTCCAATCCTGTCATTCCGATTACCCTTTATTATTCTGATGGAAGTAAAAGAAATTTTTTGGTCTTGGGATAAAGGAAATACACTCTTTAAAGTTTTTTATTCTGACAATCAAGTTTTAACTTTACATAGTGATGAGGTTCCTCCAACAACTCCAACACATGATATTGCACATATCGTATGTTGCTTCAGTGGAATGCCTTGGAACTTTAAACTAGATGTCAATGAGGTTGCAGAATATAATGCAGTTTATATGGAAAATATCTTTACAAGATTCTGCAGATATTATTTGGAAAAAAATACATCCCCGATTGAAGACCACATAGAAAACAATAGAATAGAAACCAAAGACTTTTCTGATAACTATTATAAAATACCTCAAAACTGTCAAGAATCTACGGAAAGACTTGAGAGATTATTCATGCAAAGTTTAGATCCAGAAATCTGTTCTTTGTTTATTATAGATTATCTAAAAGTTTACGAGTTGGAAAATGTTATTCCTAAAGAACATATATCAACTTCATTGACATTTAATCTAAAATCTCAAAGACCTTCAAAAGCATTCTATAATTTTATTTCTGATTACAAAAAAATATTCTTTGAATCATATGATAAATACAACAACTATTGAAATTTACACAGTGGAATATTGGCAAAATAACTGGGAAACTTTGATTGAAAGAGTTGAGAATGGGGAGCATATAGGAATCAAAAACGAAGAAAATGAGCAAACTGCAGTTATGGTTCCAGCAGATGATGAACTCATACGCTTGTACACAGATCACCAAGAAGGATCTTGACTTCTAGCAGAGTTTCTAGACGAGCAGGTTTAGCAATCTGGTTGAATGCTCCGTTCTCATAAAGCGGCTAAGAAGGGTTCAATTCCCTTAACCTGCATTGGACATAACCACTTATGTCCTATTGACAGTAAACTGTCAAACCATTATAATATAAATGTCAACACTCAAAAAAATGGCACTTACAGAAAAGTTCAAAAAAGACATCAATACACTTAGGTCTGCTGCAAATGGAGAAATCTTTTTGGATGTTAAAAATCCAAAACTTTATAAAAAAGTTCGACGCTTTTATGGAAATAGTGGAGTAGTTTTCTCTGGAGATCCTCTTGATGATTATGAGATTTTAATGGAATATCTTTATAATGATCTTGAAACTGTTGAAGTTGCCTAAGACATGGAGAGTCTATAAAAATCCTGGTCGGGATGGTCATTGACCCCTGGAGTTTCTCATTTCTCTCAAAAATGTGTGGTGGAGTCATATGACCCTAATATGAGTTTCTTGCTTCTCTAAAGAGCAAGTGGCGTGCATGAAAAGACCTACAAAGGGGGGTGTAATAACCCTCCTTTTTTCTTGTATACATATCATAGTCACTATGTTTATGTACATGGAAAGAGTTGAAAAACCTTGGGGGTGGTATGAGGAAGTTTTTTCCGAAACCTCCAACTATAAATGTAAAAGACTTTATGTCGATCCTGGAAAAAGTTTTTCTCTCCAGTATCATAACTTAAGAAACGAATACTGGACAGTTGTTCAAGGAGATGCTAAAGTTATTGTGGGTGAGTCTGAAAGAGATGTAAAAGTTGGAGACTTTATTTTTGTACCAAGAACTACTGTGCATAGAGTTACGGGAGGCGAAACAGGAATAACCCTTATTGAAGTTCAGATTGGTGATCCTTGCGATGAGGATGACATTGTTAGACTTGAAGATGATTTTGGAAGAGTTTGATTTATGAAAAAAGCTTTAATCACTGGTATTACGGGACAAGACGGTTCATACCTCGCAGAACTTCTCCTTGAAAAAGGTTATGAAGTTCATGGTATTGTTCGTCGTGCTTCTTTGATCAACACACATCGTATTGATCATATTTACGATAAACTTAATCTTCATTATGGAGATTTGACTGATTCTACTAACCTAGTAGGGGTTATTCAGCAAGTTCAACCAGACGAAATCTATAATCTTGGCGCTCAGAGTCACGTCAAGGTATCGTTTGAGATGCCTGAGTACACAGGACAGACTGATGGACTGGGCACTCTTAGAGTCCTTGAGGCAGTTCGTCTTCTGGGTATGGAAGATAAGATTCGTATTTACCAAGCATCTACTAGCGAACTCTATGGAAAGGTGCAAGAGATTCCTCAAACAGAAACGACACCTTTTTATCCACGTTCTCCATATGGTGTTGCAAAACTGTATGGATATTGGATTGTAAAGAACTATCGTGAGTCATATGGAATGTATGCCTGTAGTGGTATTCTTTTTAATCACGAATCTCCACGACGCGGTGAGACATTTGTAACTCGTAAAATTGTACGAGGACTAAAAGCAATCTCTGAAGGGAAGCAAACTCTTCTGCAACTTGGAAATCTAGATGCAAAGAGGGATTGGGGACATGCCAGAGACTATTGTAAAGCAATGTGGATGATGCTCCAGCAAGAAACTCCTGAAGATTATGTCATTGCTACTGGTGTTCAGCATTCTGTTCGAGAGTTTGTAGAAAAAGCAGCTCCTTATTTTGGAATGGATATTGAGTGGCATGGTAGTGGTGAAGATGAGATTGGTATGGATCAAAAGACTAAAAAAACCATTGTTACAGTTAATCCAAAATATTATCGACCAGCAGAAGTAAAAACTCTTTTGGGAGATCCAACAAAAGCAAAAGAACAACTTGGTTGGGAACCAACTGTATCTTTTTGTGATCTAGTTATGGAGATGTGTCAAAATGAATCATGATTCGAAAATTTATGTTGCAGGACATAAAGGTCTAGTAGGATCTGCTCTAATCAGGCAACTTACAAACCAAGGATATTCCAATATTATTACAGCAGATAAATCAAAAGTAGATCTTACTCGTCAAGTTGATGTAGAAGACTTTTTTGAATATCATAAACCTGAGTATGTGTTTCTTTCTGCTGCAAGAGTAGGTGGTATTAGTTATAACAAAGCAATCCCTGCCGATTTTATTAGAGATAATCTACAGATCCAAACAAATGTTATAGATGCAGCATATCAAAACGCAGCTAAAAAACTTGCATTTCTTGGATCAGCATGTATCTATCCTAAACATGCTCCAGTACCAATCAAAGAAGAATATTTAATGACTTCTCCTTTAGAGGAGACTAACATTGCATATTCACTGGCAAAAATCTCTGGTTACATTATGTGTAAAAAGTATTCAGAGCAATATGGTTTTGATACTATTTCTGTAATGCCAAACAATCTATATGGAATCAATGACAACTTCAATATCGAAAAGTGTCATGTTATTCCAAGTTTTATTAATAAGTTTATCACTGCAAAAGATAATAATAGTCTTATTGTAACTTGTTTTGGTGATGGTAGTCCTACTAGAGAGTTTTTATTCTCTGATGATTTAGCAGATGGTCTTATCTTTTTGATGAATAACTATGATGATCCAGAGATTATAAATATTGGACCAGATCGGGAAGTTAGTATCAGGGAGTTATCAGAAATCGTTGCAAAGTATGTTGGTTATGAAGGACTTATCTCATGGGATACGTCAAAACCCAACGGAACTCCGAGGAGAGCGTTGGATACTTCTAAAATGAAATCATTAAACTGGTCTGCTAAAACAAATTTAGAAGATGGTCTTAAGATTACTATTGATTGGTTCTTGAAGAATAGGAGCACATATGAAAGGGTATAACTGGCCATTGATGAAAAATACTCTGTCTTTTATGGACAGATTAAAATTAGCAAAGTTTATTCTTACGTCAGATAGATTTACTCAAGGAGAAAGAGTAAAAAAGTTTGAGGATGAGTGGTCTAACTGGTTAGGTTGTAAACATTCTCTTTATGTAACCTCTGGCAGTACGGCAAACTTTCTTCTTATTGCTGCAGTTATGGAACTTTATGGACTCAAGAGAGGAGATAAAGTTTTGCTACCAGCATGTACATGGGTGACAAATATTAATCCCATCTTTCAACTTGGACTTACTCCTATTTTTTGTGACGTTAGTTTGGAAGATTATGGATTTGATTTAGAATCCTTGCAGTATGTTAAAGAACAACATCCAGATATTAAGTTAGTTTTTGTAACACACTTGCTTGGTATTCCTGCCAATGTTCCTGTATATAAGTCCTATTTTCCAGACGCCATCTTTTTAGATGATGTATGCGAATCTCATGGATGTGAACTACTTGGAGAAAAAGTTGGTTCTAATAGTCTAGGATCTACGTTCAGTTTTTACTTTGGACACCATATGTCAACCATTGAAGGTGGAATGATTTCTACTAACAATAGTGAGCTATATGATCTGATGAAGATGAAAAGAACGCATGGTCTTGCTAGAGCATCTGATCATTTTGACTATTATTCTAAACAAAACCCAGAGATTGAAAAGTCTTTTTTGTTTGTAACTGATGGGTATAACTTTAGGAATACTGAGTTAGGTGCCGTGCTTGGATCTTCTCAACTAAAACGTCTTGATACAATTATTGATATTAGGAGAGAAAACTATGATGAGTATGTTGATATTGTAAACAACTGCTCTAAACTTTATCCCATTGCACATAACCTTGGAAATAGTTCTTTTTGCTTTCCATTAATCTGTAAAACGGTTGAAGTTAAGAAGCGTCTTATTGATCTTCTTATTGACCG